AGTTTAAGAATTTATGCTGCTAGTGATCACGCTGTTGGTATTGACAAGACAAGGCACGATTTAACCTGTCTGCTAGTTGTTGGAGTTGATGACAATGAAGATATTTATCTGGTTGACTGTTGGTGGGCAAGGCAACCTTCGGACGTAGTAGTCAAGGCAATGATAGAACTAATGAAACGCCACAAACCCTTGATTTGGTGGGCAGAAAAAGGGCATATTTCAAAAGCAATTGGGCCGTTCCTGCGTAAGCGGATGTATGAAACTTCCACCCATTGCAGGATAGAAGAAGTCACACCCGTTGCAAATAAAGTACAGCGGTCACAAAGCATAATTGGGCGAATGGCAATGAAGAAAGTATTTTTTCCCAAAGTAAGCCCTTGGAGTGGTAAGGCAGTGGATGAGGTATTAAAATTTCCAAATAGCCGCCACGATGATTTTGTTGACACTTTAGCATGGATTGGAATGGGATTAGGACAATTACATTCACCATCAGCTCCAGCTAGGCAAAATCTTTTTCCCAAATCTGGGACACTTGCTTGGTGTAAATGGCAATCAGATATGGACAAAAGAAACTTAAAATCACTATCATCAGGTTTTTAAATGATTGAAATCGAACAGGCAATTGACCGAGGAGTTGTCGAAGAAGAAGACAAGGAACCAACGCTCCGTAGAGAAGCGTTAGTAAGTCTTTTAATTGACCGGGTGAAATCTGCAAAAGAATATCACTCCAAAGCCTTCAAACAAATGAAGGTTGACATGGATGCCGTATATAAAGGGTATACGGGTAATAACTGGGACGATGAAAAATACGTTGCCAATATTCTCCAGAGGCACGTTGCCCAGCGAACTTCTGCACTCTACGCTAAGAATCCCAAGCCCGTTGCAACCAGACGGAAGCGCATGGATTATGAGGTTTGGGACGGGCAGGAAGAAAGCATGGCAAAGGCTTTAGCCACTGTAACTAAGTTAAAGATGCAAGGGGGAGAGCCAGACCAGCAAGCACAGGCAATTATAGATGATCGTGCTAAGGTGAAGGTTGAACGCAGTCGAATGGACAAAGTTGCTCTGTGTCTTGAAATGCTTTTTGAATATTTCATGGACGAGCAACATCCAACTTTTAAGAGTCAGATGAAGGCTCTGGTACGCAGAGTTATAACAACATCGGTTGGCTTTGTGAAGGTTGGCTACCAGCGAGAAATGGACAGATTGCCGGACATCTCGTCTAAAATGAGTGATGTACAGGCACAGGTTGATCATCTCCGAAGAATAGCAAGTGATGCAGAAAAAGGGGATATTGAACAGGATGATGCAGAAATGGAGGAACTAATGCTTTCCCTTGAAGCATTACAAAATGAACCTCTGACAATTATTCAAGAGGGGTTGGTATTCGATTTCCCAGAATGCGACTCCATTATAGTTGATCCGATGTGTCGTTTGCTCCGTGGTTTTGTTGGAGCAAGTTGGGTTGCACATGAGATGTACTTGTCTCCTGAAGAGATAAAAGAAATTTACGATGTTGATGTACAGGATAATTATCTATCGTATGACATGAAGGGCAACCAAACTGGCGTGAAGGCAGGACAGTCTAACTATAACCACTTCGGTAGCAGTACGGATAACGTCAGAGATGGTCTGGCTTTAGTTTGGGAAATATATGATAAGAATGCAGGATTACTTTACATTGTGTGCGATGGTCATAACGATTTTTTATCCGAACCAGAATCACCACCAATAAAGCTGGAAACATTCTGGCCTTTTTTCGCATTGTCATTCAATGAGATTGAACACAAAGACCTACTTTATCCTCCGTCTGATATTAAACTTCTTGCTCCGATGCAACATGAATATAACAGAGCCAGACAAGGATTGAGGGAACATCGCAGGGCAAACAGGCCAAAGTATGCCGTACCAGCAGGGATGTTAGAGCAAGAGGATAAGGATAAATTAAAAGACCCTCCTGCAAATGCAGTCTTGGAATTACAGGCATTGGTGGCAGGGCAGAAAGTGGATGATGTAATACAACCTGTCAAACAGATAGGTATTGATCCGAATCTGTATGAGGTGCGAACTATATTTGATGATGTCCAGTTGGTCGTAGGTCAACAGGAGGCTAATTTTGGTCAGGTATCGAAAGGTACTGCAACTGAAACTAGCATCGCTGAATCGAGCAGGATGAGTGCCATAGGTGCTAATATTGACGATCTCGACTCTTTTATGAGCGAAATAACCAGAGCAGCTGGACAAGTCTTACTCCTAGAAATGTCTAAAGAAGAAGTGATAGCAATTTGTGGCCCCGGGGCAGTTTGGCCTGAGTTTAAGAAAGAAGATGTCTTGAACGAAATATATTTACAGATTGAAGCAGGGAGTACAGGCAAACCAAACAAAGCTATGGAACTGCAAAACATAGAAAGAATTATTCCATTCTTGATCCAGATTCCAGGTATTGATCCTAAGTTCCTTGGAAAAGAATTGTTGAAACGTCTGGATGACAAAATGGATTTAACAGAAGCAATTATAGATAAGTTGCCTTCAATCGTTGCTCAAAATATGATGCAAGGTGCGAAGGCTCAAGCGCAGGGTAGAGGGGGCAACGCTCCTGAAGCGCAAGGTGGACAGGGGGGCAATAATGCTCCGCTACCAAAATCCCCCGGTGGTGGTAAACCACAAGCCGGGATTAATGTTTAACAATTAACCAAAGGACGTATTATGGCAGAAGAAGAGCCACAGGAAACGGAATCGTCCCCCGTTTCTGAAGAAGTTGTTACAGACGAGTCTACCACAGAAGTTGCGGAAGACACGGCATCCCCGTCAGATGCCCCGGAAGTTGAAGCAGAAACCACACAGACTTTAGAGGATGTAGTGCAAGATGCACTTGGCCCTTTAGAGGAAGATGTTGTTGTGGAAGAAGCGGAAACTACTGAAGAGACAAAAGTCACGGAACCAATTGAAGCCTCTGAAGAAACACCAAAATCGGAGGACTACAAGGACGTTCCATTTAATAAACATCCTCGTTTTCGGAGTCTCGTTTCCGAAAAAAACGAGTTAAAAGAAACTGTTGGAAAACTTCAATCTGATTCAGAAAAACTTCAGAATGATTCAGAACAGTATGCCAAGATTACAAATTTTATAGAGAAGAATAACCTCTCTGCAAAGGATTCAGTTGAGGGATTTAAAATAATGGCAGCGATTAGAAATAATCCAGACCATGCCTATAAAATGCTGGCACACCATTTAGGCAATATGTCTAAAGTTACTGGAAGAAGTATACCAGAAGACATCCAAAGTAAGGTGGATGACGGGTTTCTTGATGAGGATGCAGCAAAAGAGTTGAGCCAAACAAGAGCAAAATTAGCACGGGTACAAAACCAGCGTAAAGTTGACCATGCTAAGACCGAAAAGCAACACTCTGCACAGCAGAGTAATATGCTTACAGGTGCATTGCAAACGTGGGGTGAAAACACTTTAGCAAAAGACGTTGATTTTAGTCTCAAGCAAGAAGAATTTAATGATCGTGTCGTTGCATTAGTAAATGAGCGAGGACAGCCACAAACTCAGGCAGATGTATTGGGTCTTGTAGAAGATGCGTATGCAACTGTTAATGAGAGATTTAAGGCTAGACAACCTCAACCAAGTGCAATGAAGACGGCAACAGGTGGTAAACTTAGTGGGACTCCAGTAGCAGAACCTGTCTCTTTAAGAGATGCAATTACGCAGTCTTTGAACCAGATGTAAAGCTACAATATTGGGTTCCTCTGTGATATAAAAGGAACAAAATGGCAGCCTTAACAAGCGACCAATTGGCTAACGTAGCCAACGCCTCTTTAGATTTTTTTCTAAATAAAGGGGACGTTTTAAGCCAGACTATTCAAGATAAACCGCTCTTTAGTGCTATGGACAAAGGTTCCAAAAGCTATCCGGGCGGCAAAGGTCTTGTTGATCTGGCAGTCAAGGGAGTCTATGAATCTGCATTAGCTGGGTATACAGCCACAGATGCGGTGACATACACAAACCCTGACCATATCAAACGTGCTAAATATACTTGGCACGAACATCACATTGGTATTGAAGTGACTCATACCGAACTTAAACATGATGGAATTTCCGTAAGCGATGCGCTTACTGGAGAAACCTCAAATGTTTCTGGAAGAGATAAAACTGTTCTTGTAAATCTTTTTAAAGACAAAATGGAAGATATGCTAGAGGGGTATACCAGAGGTATGAATAACTTATTGTACACCGATGGGACTTCAACAACTGCTATGACCGGGATACGGGGTCTTATAGCCGATAACCCAGCAGCAACAAGTGCCGCAGTTGGAACACTAAGAACGGATACGAACACTTGGTGGCGTAATCGTTTTGATGTGGCTATTTCAACTACAGCAACAGGACAGGTTCTGATTGATAAAATGCATTCAGAAATCCGTCAGTTGCGTAGATACGGGGGCAAACCTTCAGTCGCAGTTTGCGGTAGTGCCTTTCTTGATCAACTCAGCAAAGAGTTGAAAAATAAGGGTAACTTCACACAAACTGGGTTTGATCAGAAACAAGACATTTCGATGGGTGAAGTTTATTACCAAGGTATTAAATTTCAGTATGACCCAAGTCTTGATGATCTGACCATCTCAGGTAAAGCACCCACCAAGCGATGCTACATTATTGACCCATCTAAAATGTACCTTATGTACATGGATGGTGAAAAAATGAGTCGGCATTCGCCAACTCGCCCACATGACAAATATGCTATTTATCGTGCGATAACTACCACAAGCGTTTTGTGTGCAAGTCAACTTAACTGTCATGGTGTTTACGAAATTGCGTAACTCCTGACTTAACTAGGCAGTCTTTCGGGACTGCCTAACCTTAATAAAAAACTAATATGGAAAATGTTTATCGAGCAAATGTGGCAATTGGCGGTGACACTGGAAGCACAGTTGTAAAAGAGGGAATTTCAGTCCCAGAGCTATCAGTATTACAACATTTACATGGATCTGGTGCAATTGATAGGATTGTCCTAACTGGCAAGGAAGATATGACATCAGACAGTGAACGGGAGAGATTAGGAAGGATTTATAAAGCAAAGTTTAACGATTTATATGGAACATTCGGGGACTTACCATTTGATGTAAAATCTTTAAAAATATCAGATGCTTGTTTTTTAGATGGTGGCCCTCCAATAAACGCAAAAAAAGGAATAAATGGCAAGGAACACGACACTGCAAGTCCTGCTGAATGATCTAAGAAGCGAATCAGGTCACGCAATTTCATCAGCCCTTGGGAAATCAACTCAAGAGATGATGGTAAATCTCCTGAACCGGGTGCAACGTAGGCTCTGGGAAGATTTTGCGTGGCCTTTTTTACAGGTCAAAAAGGACATAACCCTACAGGCAGGGTCTAGATACTACGATATTCCGTCTGGAATAACACTGGAGCGTGTGCAAAAAGCCTCGTTCAAAAACGGGTCTTCATGGCATAAAATTACCTATGGAATATCGACTTATGACTACACAATCCACGATTCGGATACAGGGTCACGTTCATGGCCTATTTACAAATACGAAGCGTATGGGGCATCTCAAGTAGAGGTTTGGCCTATTCCCAGTGAGAATGCAAATACAACAACAGGAGATGGCCTATTCAGGTTAGAAGGTACAGGTAATCTTGGGACTTTTGTTTCTATGTCAGATACCGCAGATTTGGACGATCAACTGATTGTTCTTTTTGCTGCCAGTGAATTATTGACTCGACAAAAATCACCCGATGCACAAATGAAAGGTCAACAAGCGCAAGTGCATTACCAAAGATTAAGAGCAAGATTATCCAAAACTGAAACGCTAGTTCTTGGAAGAGAACCAGCACAGAATACCCAAATGCATATTCATCAGGTAAACTAAAAATGCCATACGTCTTAGTGGAAGATTTTAAAGCCGGGATTGACACTCGCAGGACTTCAGTAACGTCTGTGCCGGGTAGTCTGTATGGTCTGAACGAGGCAGATACGGCTGGTCTAACTAACGCACATATAACAAGAGGTGGTGAGATTGAGAAGCGCAGAGCCTTCAAACTCTGGGCAACACTCCCGTCTGGGACATTTGGCCTAGCTGCCGGAGGTGGAAACGTATATGTATTTGCTGACTGTCATTCTGGGCGACCTTCAATGACAGGCCAGCCCGAATCACTTTCTGTTCTAAAGTGTGAAAGCCGATACAAGGGGAATACGGGCGAAGAAGACATGGCGAAAATTCTAAGTGTGGACTTTTTCGATGGGAAACCTTATGCGGCAGTGGAATTTGAAGACGGGTTAATTAATCACTATTGGGGTGATCACGATGATCCCGGGGCAAGCCAAGAAGCTACTGCCATTACGAGTTTGGATGCGACTGCCAACACACTAACTAAAGCCTCACATGGGTTAGCAAATGGTGCAGTAGTCAGACTGACTACTACAGATACTTTGCCTACGGGGTTTGCCTTAGCTACAGATTATTTTGTAGTCTCTACTGCAACTAATACCTTCCAACTTGCAACAGCCGTAAGTGGAACTGCAATATCTTTTACAGGCACAGGAACTGGCACACACTCATACCAGAGTGGTGTTGCAATGAACCGAATCATCCAGCAATATGATGGACGGGCAAGAGTTGGATTTTCGGTGACAGGAGGGGCTTTGACATCTTCCACAGGTACAGCCGCATCAGGAACAGTTATAGTTAATGCAGGGTCAGAATTTGCAGGAAACAATATACTGTTTCTTCGTGTAGATAATGTCGATATTATAACTGGAACAATTGCTCACACAGGTAGTAATACCGCAACTGCTGCGGTAATTGCAACTGCAATCAATGCAAAAACCTCAGTACCAAATTATACTGCAACATCAGGTGGAACTGCCACAGTAACAATAACAGCAGCAGATAAAGGAACAGTTCCAAACGGGAAGGCGATAACTTCCAGTACAGAAGGTGATTTTGGGTTAGTTAATGGAACGTCACCCTTAGCTGGGGGTATTGACAATGCAATCACCAACATCACAATGGATGGGATATCAATTATTCGTGATCCTATTCTCTGGGAAGCCTCGCACCCAGTGACTGCACAAAAGATTGCAGATGAAATAAACTCAACAGCAACCTCACCAGAGTGGGAGGCAGTGGCTAGTGGAAGTGTAGTCACAATTATAGCAGAGACACAAGGGGCGGCAACAAACTCATACTACAATGGTGTAGTCCATGTAGAAACAAAAACTGGCGATCTGGCAACAACAAATCCAACTCAAACAGTTACATCAGGTGGGGCATCAATAGCAAGTGGGCAACAAGCTGGTAGTTATATATATAGTAATAAATACGCTATTCATTCATTAGAAGAATCCACTTGGAGATGGTGTGGCGTTGGCGATCCAACTCAATGGACAGGTGCTTCTGGTGCGGCAATCAATTCTGCCCCCGGAGCAGGGTTCCAAGTGCTTTCCAATCATGCCAGAAATTCTGAAGAATTGATGGCAATGTCAACGTACTATGAAAATATGGCAATCCTAGCACAGGACTGCATTCAGATATGGTTTTCCGATCCTGATCCTGCTGTGATCCAACTGGTTCAAGTCTTAAACAATACAGGTACAATTGCATCAAAGAGTGTGGTTGCAATTGGTGACTCAGATGTTTTTTACCTTGCACGATCCGGCATACGCTCATTAAAGTCAAGAGACAGTTCCAATGCCGCCTATATTGGAGATATTGGGAATTCGATTGACTCCATTATTATCGGTGCAGTCCAAGCAGATGATGGCGATGGCAGGGATGCTTGTGGGATTTTAGACCCACGATCTGGAAGATATTACTTGGCGATTGGATTAAAAGTTTACGTGTTTAGTTATTTTCCCAGCAGCAAAGTTTCCGCATGGTCAGTTTATGAACCCGGATTTGTTATTGAGGATTGGGCTTTTGATGGAAGACAAGTCCTATGCCGAAGTGGTAATAATGTCTACTCACTGGGAGGTATTAATGACAATGAATATGATTCGTGTACAGTTACAGTACAGCTTCC